AGAACATCTATGCTTAATTACGCTACTACTATATCTCTCAATGGTAAACCTAAATGTATTATCATTGATGAAGCTGATCATCTTGGTCCTCAAGTACAGAAAGCGTTTCTTAATTTTCTTGAAGAACATTCAGATAAGGTTAGATTCATTCTAACCGCTAACAGTACTAATAAACTAATCGAGCCTATACATTCTAGAACTACAGAGATTAAATTTAATACTAGTAAAGCAGATAAACCTATGATGATGGCTACAATCATGAAACGATTGATGTTCATTCTCACAGAAGAAAAAATCGAACTTAAAGATCCTAAGATTTTAGCGACTCTTATTGAGAAACATTATCCTGACAATAGACGGATTATTAATGAGCTTCAGAGATATTCGAGTTCAGGTGTGATAGATGTTGATGTACTTGAGATGTTATCTCAGGATCATATCAATGAGTTGGTTAATGCTTTAAAGAAGAAAGATTTTAATCAGATGCGAATTTGGGTTGGAGAGAATATGGATCATGATATTCAAGGAATGTTCAAAGTTGTATATGAATATATGCTCCCATTACTAAATCCTGCGAGTATCCCTGAAGCGGTTGTGATGATGAGTGAGTATATCCATAAATGTAATTTCGCAGTAGATTCAGAAATTCATTTAGTTGCTTTTTTTACAGAGTTGATGGTAACAGTTGAGTGGAAGTAATATGTCTAAAATAAATCCATTTGATTTTTTAAACAAGATTAATAACAATGGGAATAATATTGTTAGAGATAATCCAGAACTAACATACCCAGAGTTTATGGTTAATAGAGGTATGTCACTTCACTCTGATACAATCTTTCAAGCGTATCAGGCTGATCAAATGCACGATATACACGATGAAGCTAAAATGGATTATTATATCGGAAGTGTATCGAAAAGGAAACGATACAGTAAATGGCCAAAACAAGTTGCAGATGATGATGTAACGTTTATACAAGAGTTATATCAAGTTAATCGATATATAGCTGAAGATTATATTAAATTAATGCCTGATAATGGTGTTGATATGCTTAGATCTAAGTATAATAAAGGAGGCATGGTTTAACATTTTCTAGAATCATAAATAACTTGATATTAATGATTTACAGAGAATATTGGATTATGGAAATTGAAGAAGTTGTTAAATGGGATACCTCTCTTTTAATTAAAGTTGAGTTAATTGATACAGATAGTTTTCTAAAAATTAAAGAGACATTGTCAAGGATAGGCATCAGTACAAAGGATAATGTATTATATCAAAGTTGTCATATACTACATAAACGTGGTGTATATTTCATAGTGCATTTTAAAGAGATGTTTGCTATGGATGGTAAACACGTGAATTTCACGTTGGAAGATATGACTAGACGGAATCGCATAACACTCTTATTAGAGGAATGGGGGTTATTGGAGATAGTATCAGACAACTTCAATGAGCAACCAAGATCTGATTATAACAATTTTAAAGTTATACCTTATAAAGATAAACATAACTGGGAATTGATACCTAAATACAGTTTCGGGAGATAGATGTTACCTGTGTATGAATGTATAGAGTTAAAATAAGCGGATAAACATACACAGTATTACTCCAGTTAATGACTAGTAATACAACCAAAGGAATAATTATGAGTACAAGTGAAGATATTTTTAAACAATTTGATGGCGAAAGTTTTGAATTTGGGATTGACTTCGTCGATAGCGTCAGCAAAGAACAAGAAGTTGATGACATTAAACAAGTAGTATCAGACAGCAATAGTAACCTAGAACATAAATTAGATGGACTAACATCTCACTTAGATCAATTAGCAGCTAAGATAGACTTTAGCGAATCTAAAGAATTAGTAGAAGCTAATGCGCAGCGCAAGGTGGTTGACATTGTGCAATTGATAGTACCTTTGCTTCGTAACCTACAAAAATCTCCAGAATCAGATACCATTTATTGGCCTGGTTCTAAGAGGGTGCCGATGATCGATTCTCAGTTAAATAAGATGAAAGTGATATTAGATAGTTAACTGTCTAGATAGAACCCTAGATCTTTCCACGTCAAACCAACAATATCATCCTCTGTTCCTAAATATTGAAGGTAGTTGTTACGAAGATAAGATAATTTGGTTATCACTTGGTTGAAATTTGTCCGTGCTAATCTTATGATCACAGATGGTGATAAGTGTGGTAATTGATCAGCCATTAATACTCCAGTTCTGAAACACCCTAACTCAATATGACATATGTTACTATATCTAAATCCTTTAGTTTTGGTTGATTTTTTATGAGCTCTCTCAAATGAATTTAAACCAGTATCATCCACATCGTTTAATTTTGTGCTAAGCATTTTAATACCAGCTCTCTTAAACGAATTTAAACCATTTTCATCTATATCATCTAATCTAGTGTTGAGGGTTTTGATACCAACTCTCTGAAACGTATTCAAACCATTTACATCTACATCATTTAATTTAGTCTCATTTCCTTTTCTTGTGTTTCGGATACAAGCATTCAAACCATTTTCGTCTATATCATTCAATTTAGTATTAAGCATTTTAACACCAACTCTCTGAAACGTATTCAAACCATTTTCGTCTATATCATTTAGTTTCGTATTAGATGCTTTAATACCAACCCTCTGAAATGTATTCAAACCATCTTCGTCTATGTTGTTTAGTTTAGACTCAATCATCCGTTTAGTTGATGGTATTTTAACATTATCAATCCAATCAGGATCGTTGTAATGTGATTTAATTTTATCTACAGCTGCTACCCACACTGTAGATTTCCAATCAGGGTTATTGTGATACTTGCTGTTACTCTTACCTATCTGGATGCATGCTGGTTTCCACACATCATTAACCCAATTTACATCTTCATGGTGTTTGGATATCTTCAAGCTAGTTCTGTTAAATTCATTTAACCCATTATCATCAATATTATTTCTTTTAGTTTCGAGTCCCTTATTAATACTTTCTACTGAATTCATAAACGAGTTAGCATACGATAGATTATAGAATAAAGGATTTGAAGCTGCCTCATATTCTCTTTGTAACTTCTCCTCGTAATCTAAACAATCTTTCTTAAACGAAAATGTTTTAACGATAATGCGTTCTAATTGAGGGGATTGATTTTTTTGAAGGATCTTGAAATGCTCAACGGTAGAAGATCCAAAGTAAGTATCCTCTTCAGGATTAATATTTTTCTCAATGAGTTCTTTACGTGTTGAGGAACCAATATAATACTTCTCTGTTCCTATAGGATTGAGATCAGTAATAAGATAAACGTAAAAGTTGGGGCCGCTATAAATAGATGTATACATGATAATACTCCAGTATTGTTGTGTTAGAAAGGGATTGATGCTAAGAACATTAATCCTTTTTGTGTATCTATGATTATTTATCGTTTAAAGAATCTCTCGTTCACAATTATCGTTTTGTGTGGTATAATTGTGTTATGATTAAAAATAAAAACACGTATGTATCTGTTGCCAAGCAAGGTAACAAAATTCTTCACCGTTTCGTTGATGAGAACGGTAATAAACACAACGAGAAGGTCACCTATAAACCTACACTCTTCACTAAATCTAAAGATGAATATAAACACAAGGATCTGCACGGAAATTCTATGCAACCCCATAAGTTTGATAATATGTGGGAAGCATCTCAATTCATTAATCAATATAAAGATGTAGATGGGATTGAAGTTGGGGGAATGGATAATCATGTTCTAGCGTATCTGGGTGATGTGTATCGTGATAGAGATCTTCAGAGACCTGATGGTATTAGTATCCTCATCTATGATATTGAGACTGAGTTTGTAGCAGGAAATGGGTTCCCTTTTCCGGATTTGGCAGCACATAGAATCAATGCTGTATCAGTATATTCATCATTGGAAGACAAATATTGGGTATTAGGTTTAGGACCAGATACATGGGAGTCGGATGAGTGTGAGTATAGGGCGTTTGATACTGAAACCGCTCTTCTTGAGAATTTCATTGAGCTTTGGAGATCCATTGATCCTGATATAATATCTGGATGGAATATTGACACATTTGATAATCCATACATCTACAATCGAATCACATCAATACTTGGGCAAGCGTATGCTGATAGTTTAAGTCCGTGGGGAATTGTTAAGAAGCGTATGATTAGGGATAAGTTTGGTAAGGATAAAGAGATTGTTGATTTCACGGGTATTGCATCTTTTGATTATATCCAGTTGTATCAGAAGTTTACGTTTACCGTTAGAGAGAATTACAAATTAGATACTATAGCTCATATTGAGTTAGGGGATAATAAAATCTCTTATGATGAGCATGCAGATTTAATGCAGTTGTATGAGAATGATTATCATAAGTTTCTTGAATATAATTTGAAAGATACTCAGTTGGTTAAGAGGTTAGATGATGCTTTAGGTCTTATGGATATTGGTATCAACTTCTCGTATATGGTTAAAGTTCCGTTTGATAAAGTGTTTGGAACTGTTACTCCTATAGATGCATGGATATATAATTACTGTTTAGCTAATGATATAATCGTTCCCCGAAATAGTCCATTTCAAGGAGATGCATCATTTATGGGAGGGTATGTATCAGATCCTGTAATAGGAAGACATGATTGGATAATCAGTTCAGATTTAACATCGTTGTACCCGAGTATCATTAGAGCGTTAAATATTAGTCCTGAAATGAAGATTGGGCATCGAGATGGTATTAGTATAGACGCTCTTTTAAATAAAGAGATTGATCTTCGGGGTATCGATTATACTATTAGTGCGTCAGGGGTAATGTATGATAGATCTAAACAAGGTATGATTCCGCATCTCATTGAAGGGTTATTTAAAGAACGGAAATGGAATAAAGGGAAGATGTTTGAAGCACAACGAGAGGTGGAGAAGTTAAAATCTGAGGGAAAGGATTACTCTGCTGCATCCAAACAAGTTGTCTTATATGATAATGCTCAGATGACAAGGAAGATTACGTTAAACTCTATTTTTGGTTCATTTGGATCTGTGTACTTCAGGTACTTTGATTTAGATGCAGCTAGATCGATTACTCATACAGGGCAGTTGATTGTTAAGTGGATGAGTGTTGGAATGGAACAATTCTTTCAAGGTATAGTACCATCTAAGAAAAAGTATTGTTATTACATTGACACTGATTCCAATTATTTTGATGTCACTCCTTTGGTTAATAAGATGCTTCCTAATGAATCACTTGATCAGAGAGTTGAAGCTCTTGCTAGATTTAGCTCCGACAAAATGGAACCTAAGCTCAATGAAGTGTATGATGAGTTGATGGATTATCTTAATGTAGCTGATAGATGTATCGCAGCTGATAGAGAGATTATTGGAACACAAGGAATTTGGGTATCAAAGAAGAGGTATGCTGTTAGAGTACATGATAATGAAGGGGTTAGATTAGACACTCCCAAGCTAAAGATTATGGGTCTCGATATCATTAAATCAAGTACTCCATCTATCCTTCGTGATAAACTTAAAGGTGCTTTAGAGATGATGATGGATTCTGATAACAATACTCTCATCTCATATATAGATAAAATTCGAGATGATTATAAGGATTATACGATTGAGGATATTGGTATGCCTAAATCAGTGTCTTATGTTGATAAGTATATTGATCTAGATGGTGGGTTGATTAAAGGAACTCCGATTAATAGTAGAGCTGCTATCATACATAATAGATTGTTGATAGAAGGTGAAGCGTTAACAGAAATAGGAGATGGAGATAAGATGATATATGTATTTCTGAAAACTCCGAATCCGTATCATTCTAATGTAATTGCTTTTAAAGATGGCATTCCATCAAAATTTGATTCTAAATGGATTGATAGAGATGTTCAATTTGAGAAATCGTTTATCAAACCTCTTCAGTTAATGTTAAAAGCAGTAAACTGGAATCATGAGAAAAAAGCTGATTTGAGTGGTTTTTTTGGGTAATATAATATTGGAAACACAAAATTTAATCTTATTGGGAGCCTCTTTTATTATGGTATTATTAAGAGGATTTCAACAACAAAATGTTATTCACTCATATTACTATTGGGCAGTGTTAACTACATGGGGATTATCTGTAGCTGAAGTTGCTATGTTGTTGTATGTGGTTAAGATTGGATGGGAAGCAGTTCCGTATATCGGATTAGGAGGTTCATTTGGAGTTGTATCAGCAATGTATATCCATAAACGCTTCATTAGAAAATAACGTTAAATAGTTGTTGACTTTTATCATTTTATATAGTATAATAATGATAGTATCAATGTAAGGAGATTATAAATGAGTTTGTTAGATAAGTTAAAAAAAGCTAGTACGATTGAAGATGTTGAGGTTTTGAGTAATTCTGAATTTTTCACTGATAAAGATAATACAGTTACTGAATTACCTATTCTTAATATTGCGTGTTCAGGACAATTGGATAAAGGTTTCACTTCTGGATTGACTTTAGTCTGTGGGCCTTCAAAACATTTTAAATGTTGTGGACCTGATACACCTATTGTTGTTTACGTTGCTGATTAGATTAATTAATTAGCTATTTCATAATAATAAAATCCTAAACTTTTCCAAGTCTTATTTATAGGATTATTGGGGAGGTTTTGAAGGAATAAACTTCGATTGATGCTGCCTTTACTGATTACAGCATTAAAATCTTGTTTACACAATCTTCGGATAGTTCTCGCTAGTACACTGTAAGTGTGTATCTCTTTAATAGCGTTTACTAGAGCTTGAGCTGAGTGGAATTCTCCAACTCCCTTGAACCCGTAAAATTTGTAACCGTGTCTTGTCTCTACATGTTTTCGTATCTTATCCTTCCCGATAGTCGCTTTCCATTCAGGATCAGTAATAGTTTCAATGTGTTTAGCGGTACTATCCTTTCCTGTAGTTGCTTTCCACTCAGGATCGTTTCTGGTGTTTATCATTTTAGCTGATTGTTTTTTTCCTGTAGTTGCTTTCCATTCAGGATCAGTAATAGTTTCTAATCTTTTAGCTGATTGTTTTTTTCCTGTAGTTGCTTTCCATTCAGGATCAGTAATAGTTTCAATGTGTTTAGCGTTTGAATTAAATGATGGGGCAAATCCTTTATTAGCATATCCTTTGTTGTAGAATAAAGGATTAATAGCTGCTTTGTGTTCTCGTTGTAAATTCTCCTCATAATCTAAACATTCTTTGATGTTATCAAATGTTTCAATTATTACACGTTCTAATTGAGATGATTGGGTTTTTTGAAGGATCTTAAAATGCTCAACAGAGGATGATCCGTAATAAGTATCCTCTTCAGGATTAATGTTATTTTCTTGTAATTCTTTACGATAAGAGGAACCAATATAATACTTCTCTGTTCCTATAGGATTGAGGTCAGTGATTAAGTAAACATAAAAGTTAGGGCCGCTATAAATAGATGTATACATTGCAATACGTCCTTATTGTTGTGTTAGAAAGGGATTAATGTTCGAATCATTAATCCTTTTTATTTATCTTTATGTTGACATTTATCGTTTAATGTTGTATAATTATATTAATGTTAATGATATTATGGAGAAAGTGAATGAAGCGGTTAAAATTAACGTATAAAGAGTTGTATGAGTTGATTGAAAAAGATCAGATGATAGAATATCATGTTAAGGATCATAACGGAGAATTTACAAAGGTTATAGGTATCAATAAGAAACAATCTGATACATATGATATCGATATCTCAGATGGTGCTATTAAGATGACTGTTGGTGATCGGCATGCTTTTATGAATTCAATCGGTAATGCTGTTGTTACAGAAGATTTAGTCCCAGGTGATCAATTAAAATCATTACATGGAAATTTACTAGTCACATCTGTTGACAATTTCAAGAAAGATCAAGAAGTGTATGATATAGCTATATCAGATCCACATTGGTATACTAATGATGATAGTCATGGATTAATTCATCATAATAGTTTAGTTTCTTTACAATTCGTTTCTGCTTATATGGGTAAGCATAAAGATGCTGTATGTTTATTTTACGATTCAGAATTCGGTATGCCTGAGAATTACTTCACATCTAATGATGTAGATGTTGATAGAGTTATACATCTTCCAGTCAAGAATATTGAGGAGTTGAAGTTTGATATCATGCAACAGTTAGAAGCTATCAGCAAAGATGATAAGGTTATAATCTTTATTGATAGTATCGGTAATCTATCCAGTAAGAAGGAAATGGATGATGCTATTGATGGAAAATCAGTTGCTGATATGTCAAGAGCTAAGATGTTGAAATCGTTATTCCGTATGGTTACTCCTTATCTAACAATGAAGGATATTCCTATGATTGCTGTTAATCATGTATATAATGAGATTGGTTTATATCCTAAAGCTATCGTTGGAGGAGGGCAGGGTGTGTACCTCTCAGCTGACACAATCTTCATCATGGGAAGACGTCAGAATAAGAAGGGTACTGAGGTTAAGGGTTATGATTTTATCATGAACATTGAGAAAAGTCGATATGTTAGGGAGAAGTCTAAGTTACCTATAACAGTATCATGGGAAGGTGGTATTGATAAGTATTCAGGATTGCTTGAGATTGCTAGACAGTTGGAGTATGTTACCTCACCTAAGAATGGATGGTATACTAGACCCATGATTGAGGGTGATAAGAACTGGAGAGCGGGAGATTCATCGTGTGCTGAGTTTTGGGATCCATTATTGTTGAGTGATGAATTTAAAACAGCTATTACACGTTCTTATGAAGTGGGTAGCTCTCCTATGGAAGGTGATATGGATGAGTGAGCTTGATGTAGATCTTAAAAGATATAAGTTGTGTGTAGATCAACATGGAGTTGATAGATATTCTGATATGAAGGGTATCTTCACCCAAGATGCTATTGTATTTATAAATGAGAATGATCTAGTTGATGTTAGTCTTGATGATGTTATAGATCACCATGGTATTATATTTTATGCACATGCTTTATCTAGGGATGACCCATCTATATACGGTACATATTATAATAAAGGAGAGCCAATGTTAATGTTAAAGTCAATGATGGAGATAGCAGATGAATAATGATCAAGTTAATTTAGTTACAGAATCTGGATATCATATACAATTTAATCCTGATTCTGTTGAGATTTCGGAAGATGGAGAGGTGGTACTTGATATTGTAGTGTATAAAAATGACGTTCCTGTTAATGATTATGATAAAGATGAAGTTGATGGAGCTATATCAAGATTTATAACAGATGTATTTAAACAAGCAATGGAGATTGATGAACATGAGTAAAATTGTAGTAATGAAGTTGTTGTCAGGGGATGATATTGTAGCAAATGTTGTAGATGCAGGTACTAATGAATCTGTTATTGAAATACGGGATGTGATAGCTCTACACCAAGTACCTATGGAACAAGGGGGTATTGGTGTAGCTGTTCATCCATTCTTACCTTATGTTACTGAAGGACATGTTTTTTCTATCGCTCTATCTCATGTTATTGTTATGGCTCCTCCATCAGAAGATATTCTGAAACAATATAATAATGTATATAAAGAGAAAGAGAAAGAGTTAATCAATCGTAAAGAATACAAACATTAAAGTATAGGGTATACTGTATATATGATCACAACTGAAAATGTTATAATATCTGAGTTATTGACTAACGTTGATTATCTTCAAAGAGTGATCGCACATATTAGACCAGAATATTTTCATGATGCAGCAGAGAGAGTGGTTCTAGAAGAGATTATAAAATATACAATTAAATATGGCAATGCTCCTAGTAAAGATGCTCTTGCTATTAATATTGATTCTCGAGATGATCTTAATGAGCAGCAATATATTAATGTGATTGATGTATTGGAAAATTTATCTGAAGAATCTCATGATAATGATTGGCTTATAGATGCAACAGATCAGTTTATCAAAGATAAGAGTGTATATAATGCTGTAATGGAAAGTATCTCTATTATTGATGATAATGAAAAGCCTAATACATCCCTCCCTGATATACTGAGTGATGCGTTATCTGTATCTTTAGATGATCATGTTGGTCATGATTATTTGGATGATATTGAAGAACGATATGATTTTTATCATAACGTAGAGGAACGTATACCGTGTGATCTAAGCCGATTGAATGTGGCAATGAAAGGGGGAGCACCTAAAAAAACGTTAAACTGTGCTATGGCGGGTACAAACGTGGGGAAAACAGTATTTTTATGTTCATTAGCGGCATCTTATTTAAAACAACATAAAAATGTGTTGTATATTACGATGGAGATGGCTGAGGAACGTATTGCTGAACGTATTGATGCTAATATTCTAAAAACCCCAATGGATGAGTTGGAACATCTTGATAGAGATATGTACACCACAAAATTTAAGAATGCTATGAGTAATGTGAAAGGTAATCTTATTGTAAAGGAATACCCTACAGGTGCAGCATCTGCAGCAACGTTTAGAGGGTTGTTAAAGGAATTGAAAATAAAGAAGGATTTTACTCCGGATATTCTTTTAATTGATTATCTAGCGATCTGCTCTTCTACTAGATATAGTGGAGTGTCGGAGAATAGTTATCATTTCGTTAAAGCAGTCGCAGAAGAGTTGCGGGGATTAGCGATTGAATGTAATGTTCCAATATGGACAGCAGCTCAAACGAATCGTGGTGCATTTAACGATTCTGATCCTGATATGACAAGTATTGCTGAATGTATATACGTAGAAGAGCAGGTTGAGTTAGTTAATGGTGATTTCATTGCTATTAAAGATGTTGAAATTGGTGATAAGATTTTAGATAATGAGATGTATAAGACTGTGGTGACTACTCATCACGTGAAACCTAAAGATTGTGTTAAGATCACATTAAAATCGGGGAAAACTATCATTGTATCTAAGCAACACGTTTTCCCTACTAAGAGTGGTCGTAAATCGATAGATTTAGGGTTGTGTGTTGGGGATAGATTGAATACTAAATGATCTGTTGTTGATGTGGTTATATAAAGATAGGATTACCAGAAACGGAGATTGGAATGACACAAAAAGAGTTTGAGCAGGATTGTTATGAAAAAGCGCAAAAATATATACAAGGTGGATTGGTACACGCTGGTACTGATTTATTAAACCTCACTGAAGTGTTTATATCTATGGGTCAAGAGCATTTGGATAGAATGTTATTATCTGACTCTAAAATAGATTATAATGATGAGATAGTTGCTATTGAAGAGGTGGGAGTTAAGGATACTGTGGATATTTCAGTTACTGGAGATCATCTTTTCTATTGTAATGGCATATTAACGAAAAATTCATTTGGACTTGCTGCCACTCTCGATTTCCTCATTTCATTAACGACTAATGATGAGTTATCTGAGATGGGTCAAATTAAATTCAAAACTATTAAAAATAGGTATACTGAGGATAAAAAATCATTTATGGTGAATGTTGATTTCCCTCGAATGACATTCTCTGATGTTGATGATATATCTACTAACTATTCAGTATCACCCCAAACTCAAGATTTGATGTCTAATAAACCTACATTTAACTCTAGAGTTAGTAAATTTGATAGTATCGTTGTTAATTGAACTGATAAATAATGAGATGAATGAAGAACATAAAAATAGATTGATATCTAAAACGATATCAGATGATATCCGGACATTAGAGAGATTCGTTAAATTATACTCAAGAAAATCATCAATAATCCGTAAATTATCATCTGGTAATAACGTTGATTATGGACAAGATTCTGATGTGATTTTACATGGAATTTCTTTGATATCTCAAACACTAACTAAATTAAAGAGTGTAACATGAAAAGTTTCTTAGATCATTTGGATGAGGTTAAATTCAGCTCTAAACGTATTAACTCAGTGTTAACTTTACTAGCATCTCTAGCTAGTAAAAAAGTTGGAAGTGAGTTTAAGAGACTTGAGGGATCCATCTTCCTTGATGTGCAATTTAAGAAAGCTGATGGTATAAAAGGATCTGGTGCCTTATATATGAATGAAAAAGGTCAGATGCTTCGTATAGGAGTTAGCAAAGGTAAGGGTTTCGAGAATAAGAGTAATGAGCTTAATACTTTTGATTTCTGGGAAGCGGGGATGGATTGGTCGAAGCCTTCTCGATCAGCTATAGCATACCCTCATTATAATATCATAGATGTAGTGAATGATGTACTTCTTTATGTTATTAAAGGTAATTATCCTATTAAAGAGAGTTTAGATGAAGCAGCGACTCAAGTTAAATCAGGGTCAAAATTATTCCTCTACGCATTATCTAAAGGGTGGGAAGCAGAGGATGCTGTAGCATTAACACAGCATAGTCTCAAATCCCGATTGAATAAATCTGGTGATTGGGATAATGATGAGTTTAGAGGATATAAGAAGATAAGCTCATCAGAAGTTAATAGCGTTAAAGTTAATATGAAAAAAGCTGATAAAATATTAGCAGATCGTAAGTATGCTGATCCCGATTTAGTATTTAATGATATTGAGGATTTAGCTAAAGTGGTTGCATCAGGTGCTCAGAATAGTATGATTGTGGCTGGGATGGCTGGAATTGGTAAAACGTATCACATCGAAAAAACTCTAGAATCTATGTTTGGATCTCCTGACGGTCCAAACGCGAGATGGAGACATTATAAAGGGGCTAAGTTATCAGTCTTTGGTTTATATAATGCTCTATATCAAAATAGAACTGATATGACTATAGTATTTGATGACTCTGATAGTGTGTGGAAGGATGCTGATGCAGTTAACATCCTCAAATCTGCTTTAGATACTTATGAGAAGAGAAAATTATCGTGGACTAGTAAAGCGACGTTCCCTGTTCAAAATCTAACTCCAGAAGAGAGATTGGAATATGAGATGAAGGTTGATGGAGAGTTATTGGATCCTGATTCACTTTCTGCTGTTAAACTTCCATCAGAGTTTATCTTCACGTCTAGAGTTATATTTATTAGTAATCTCCCTCCTAATAAGATTGACTCTGCTATTCAATCAAGATCACTGTTTATTGATGTAAACTTAACAAGAGAGAGTGTAATCCTCCGAATCAAATCAATCCTTAAAGTTATTCATTTAGATGTATCAGATGAGGAGAAGTTTGCTATTGTGGATGCGTTATCAGAAAACTCTTCGACTCTAACTATGAGAGCTGTTGAGGCTGCTATGGCTATTAAAAAGGCAGGAATCAATGATTGGGAAAGACTTGTTTCACAGTACGTCTAAACATCCTCGTAATAGTAAAATCCTAAATCTTGATGGGATGTTGCGATGGACGTGAACAGTATACAAACGGAAACTACAGTTATTGGAGAGTGTATCAAATGAAAACATTTGAGATGTATATCAGTGAGCGGAGACGGAATCCAGATCAGAATCCTAGAATATCAGCATATGATGCTCTATTAAAGTATAAAGATGATTCTGATATGTATATCAGTTTTACCTCAAAACGAAAGATTGGGATTAATCCAGCGTCTGATTACAATACTCCCTTATCTATATACACTTACCCTTTAAAAGAGATTTGGAAGGGATTTGATCATAAACATAAACGAATTGTAGTACCGTTTGCAGGTCAATATAAACATATATGGGTGTTGAAGCAAACTGGGACTAAATTTATAAAAAACATGAATCAGGATTACTTATCGAGTGATTATGATCGAGATATGATGAAGTTGAGAGATTTATATGAAAAGGAATCGATGGCCTCTGTAACTAAAGACGCTATACTATTCTCAGCTAAAAAGATAACCCGAGCTATTATAGGTATTAACTCTAATCAAGATTCTAAGCATCTTGTATTTGGATCTATGATTGAAAATGTTTATGATGTTATTAAGATTGGAGTTATTAGCTGGGATGAGTTTAAGTTGAAGGTAAATGCATTTCAATCCCTTGATAAAGATTATACACAAGTTGAAGTTGAGCTTAAAAAACACAATGATATGTTCATTGCTAATAGTATATCATTTATAGAGAAGCAGGGAGCACAAAACGCTCGTTTTAAATCGCCTATTGGAATATTTTGGTATGTTACTATGAAGCTTGCTGAGAAGCTTGCTACTGGAGGACAGTTTAAACCAAGAGGTGTCAAAATTGGAAATAAGACTTCAAGAAAATGGAATAGTGTATTACGATCCTTAGGTTATGCGGGTTTCGCTGATAAAGATGGAAAGGGAATTATACACTCTTCAGAACCAATGCAGGCAATATTCTTAGATAAGAAGAGTTTTAAAGTCATTGAACTGATATACAATGAGATTGATAAATAATAATATGAAAACATTTACCCAATACATCTTTGAAGGAAAAGCGTCTCTAAGTAGATCGAATTTCTCGGATAATCCAATTAGATTTGAGAAGTTTAAAGAGTTGATTTCTCAAGGATTTGAATTTGAATTAGTAGATAAACATGGATCTAAGAAGGTTGTTATAGATAAAGCGGTATTATCAGTGTTATCTGATGATCCTTCGTCCATTCCTGCATCTATTGATACAACGGACGGTCCTCATACAATTGGGCACTTCTTCAAAATCCCAGAACTTGGAGGGGGCAAGGGATCAGGAGGAGGGGCAGCGTCAACTAGATTGATGGAATCACTTCAATGTTTGTACTGTTCTTTAGCGTTTAATGTAGTTAAAGGGAATATATCAACACTCCACCTCCTCTCAGATAATTTAAAATCTGCGGCAAAGTACATTGATGTGGATGAGCAGTTTGATAATCTCTTAAACGTTAATCAACAAGATTGGATTGATGGGACTATATTAGCAGCGAATAAAATATACAACTATCTAGGTAATCACAAGTATACAATGCATCGTGGATCTAAATTCATGAAGAAGATATACCAAAATAAAACTGATTTAATGAAAAAGGAATTGGGAACAGACTTGAATCCAGATAAATGGAATCCAGGGGATGTCTGGTTCGTAACATCTGAAGGGGAGAAGCAGATTAATAGAGGAAGTGGATCTATTGATGATTATAATCTATTGATTAAACGGTTATTCCAGAGTAGAGATTTAGTCGGTATATCCTTAAAGAAGATTGGGGGATCGGTAGCTATAGATGCTTATAATATAGAAGTTGAAGTTGTTGATGATAAATTCTCTTCATTTATAACTTCATCTAAACGAAATGATTTTTTTAATTCAATTGATGTGTATCTATTCTCAGATAAAAATACTACAATTCAATTGAGAGCATTTGGTAAGATTACGGGATGGCAGGCTGAGATTAAAGAGAAGTTAGCTAGTGGGGGTAAGATGAGTTTAGGCCCGATTAACATGCTCCTAAGAAGATTGAAGCATAGAATTCTCCCTGATAGTAAACGAGTATCAAAAGCAGCTAAGGAACCTAATAACGTGTTCTGGAAAGAGTTTCATAGACTGTATGAGAAATATTCCGATGAACAATCTATGTCACTAGAAGATTTTATCCTTAAAGCTACTTCTGGGAAGATGTCAAATCCTCAAAAAGCACACTCCTTCCGTTATAGTAAGTTTTTAGGATTGAAGTTCATTGATATTTTAAACGGAACATCTAAAAGATCTGATAAAGATGATATAATTAAAGGTATGATAAGGTATGCTAGATCATCAACAGATCTCTCTTCTGTTTATATTAAAGTTCATTAATCAAATAAAAAGGTACACTAATGTATACGTTTAAAGAATATATAGATCTGAATGAAGGGGGTAATATAACAATCCCTGATATACATGGAGTTGAGCATGATGCAGCTCGTATCCCATTAGAGGATATTGGCCGTAAAACATTTGTTGAATCTTTCCAAAAATTTTTCTTAAAGCTTAATACTATATTCGAGAAAGAGTATAATTATCCTCTATGGCCGGATACTGGGGAAATCACTAATGCTGGTATCTTTAACGGCTCCACTAGTTTCATTATGAGTGCTGATTACTCTGATGAAGAAGTGCTTAAATATAAAAAAACTGCTGGTGATATTGATGTTGCATTCCCTCGAGAATATGGTCCTGATCTATATAACTTACTTCTTAAACTTAGAGGAAAGGAGTTGGTTCCGGGATTAGAGTATATAGGGAATAACGCTAAAACTCAAGATAAATTAGGCAATACTATAATATGTATAGTGAAAGCTCGTTATGGTGATATAGAAGTATCTGCTCAAGTAGATATGGAATTATCAGAATTCGTACAAGGTAAACAAACCGATTGGAGTGCTCATATACACTCGAGTAGCTTTGAAGACGCTAAGGCAGGAATTAAAGGAGCAGCATCAAAATTCTTATGGAGAGCGTTGATTGGGATCACTTCACAAGTAACAGATAACTTCTTAGAAGCGACACCATCTAGTACACCTGATAAGATAACAATCAAAAAGAAACAGCCTGCTTACTTGAGTCTTATAGTGTATGGAGGAGAAGCAGGTGTTGGTACGAATCCTGCATATGAGTTAATGGTTGATTCAAAGAATAAACCTATCTTAGTAAATGGGAAGAGGGTGTTCCGTAAGCTGAAGCCTAAAGAGAGGACTTATGATAGAAATCTAGGAAACCTCATTAAGATAGCATTTGGGGGCAAGATTGATTCTAAGAAGATACCTAAGAAGGAGTTAGATAGTTTTGTTAAGACATTAGCGATAGCTAATAAGTATCTTGATAAAAAGAGTAAGGAAGATGTGAATTATAGGTTCATGTTAATATTGTTTGGAGAAGATGGAAGGACACAAACTATTGAGCCTAAAAATCCAAGAGAGGATTTAGAGATTAAGATGGCTATGTATAATAAACTAATTGAACTCTTGAAAATTAAAGCACATCCGCAATTAGAGGCTAAGGTTAATATGTACATGAAGGTTATGCATAAGTCATAATTTAACATCTTCGTAATAATAAAACCCTAAATCGTGATATGATTTACCAGTAGGATCATCTTCTAGGGACTGGAGAAATGGACTATTCCCTCTTCTCGTGATGATTGTTTTGAAATTACTTTTAGCTAATTCATGAATACGAGATGAGCTCAAACTACATCCGTAATGTTTTTTAATAGCAGCAGCGAGTGCTTTAGGAGTGTGAACAACCTCCACTCCTTTAAATCCGTAACACTTGTGACCACATAACGTTTTACTTCTCTTCTGTGCAGCGTCTTTTCCGGTAGTATTTTTCCATTTTACATTATTTACAGTTTTGATGTGTTTAATAGCACCTCGTTCATGAGAATTCAATCCACTATCGTCTATATCATTTAATTTAGTGTATTTAGTTTTAATAGCACCTCGTTCATGAGAATTCAATCCACTATCGTCTATATCATTTAATTTAGTGTATTTAGTTTTAATAACACCTCGTTCATAAGAATTCAATCCATTATCATCTATATTATTTAATTTAGTTTCACTTATTTTAAATACACTTCTTTGGTATGAATTTAATCCATCATCATCTATATTATTTAATCGAGATGCACAAGTTTTAGCACCAGCTCTTTGATAAGAGTTCAATCCATCGTTGATATCATTTAATCTAGTTTCTTTTACTTTAAATGCACTTCTTTGATTTGTATTCAATCCGTCATCATCGATGTCATTTAATTTAGTTTCTTTTACTTTAAATGCACTTCTTTGATAAGAGTTTAATCCATCATCATCGATATCATTTAATCTAGTTTCTTTTGCTTTAACTCCAACTCTTTGATAAGAGTTCAATCCGTTACTATCTATATCTTTTAATCTCGTTGTGTTAGATTTAAGGATAGCTCTTTCAAATACATTTAATCCATTCTCATCCACATTAGTGAGTTTTGTTTTTACTGTTTTCAGTTGCGATTCAGCAGTTGTTGAGAATCCACGATTAGCATAACATTTGTTGTAGAATAAAGGATTGGAAGCGGCATCATGATCTCTTTGTATCTTCTCCTCATAATCTAAACATCTTTTCTTAGAAGAAAATGTTTTAATAATAATGCGTTCTAATTGAGGTGATTTGGATTTTTGAAGAGCTCTAAAATGTTTAACAGAAGAAGACCCAAAATAAGTATCTAGTTCTGGATTTATGTTATTCTCTTGTAGCTCTTTACGATGTGATGACCCAATATAATACATCTCTGTTCCTATAGGATTGAGATCAGTAATAAGATAAACGTAAAAGTTGAGGCCGTTATAAATAGATGTATGCATGATAATACTCCCGTATTGTTATGTTAGAAAGGGAATGGTGATTGGTTCATCATTCCTTTTCGTATATTTATCAGATGATAAATATTAATATGAAAACATTTAAAAGTTACCTTAATGAATTAGTGCACTTCTCTGAAATACTCACGAAGAAGGGTGAGTCTTTTGTTGATAAGTTACTCTCACAATACATTATAGTGAACTTTAAGATTGATGTAAGTGCATTCGTTTTTGGTAAAGAGAATGGTGAACTTGTCTTTTATGGAAGAGAAGGTAAAATCGAGATTGATAAAGTTAAACGAGCTGGTATGGATCTTTTTGAGCCATTCATTGAGCGTATAGAACAATCCGATTGGCAACAGATGCCAGATGGTATTAGAATATATGCTGAAATGTTTACTGGTAAATTTGAGCCTATCATTAAACATCCTGTAACACCTAAGAATGGATTGATCATATCTTACAGTGAACTCAATGGTAAAAGGTTGTTGCCTAATAATCCTATTAATATAGAGATGGCTAAGTTATTTGATATAGCTCCCCCTCCTATTATGTTTGAAGGTAAGTTGAATAATAAACAGAAAGGTATGATCAAAGACTTCTTGAATAATCCAGAAGATTATAAACAAGTTGATTTTACCAAATTCATCTTAGGCTTATTCTTACCACCTAAGAGTGTTAGTGGATTAATTGATGATCTAATTGAAGGTATTGTGATATACTTTGATGATGGATCAATGAGTAAGATTGTAGATCCAGGCTTTACTGATACAGTTAAGATGAAAAAAGTGAAGATGAATGATAATACTTATAATGACACTTTGAAAGATGTTATCTTCAAGAATATAAAGTCTTCATATGATGCTATTATGACTAATAAGACTACATTAAAGAAGATTAATAAAGAGAAGAGTTTGGATGATAAGTATATTAGATTAGCTGCTGCATTAACTGGTTCATTGATGCATAAAGTGTCTAAGCAGTTTAAAGATATTGATATGTATAAAGATAGTGCACTAGAGAATAGATTCTCTTCTGTAACACATAAGATGTTGCCTGTTGGATTTAGTCAGATGATAAAGATTAAGAGTTGGTGGGCTGAAGATGTATTCCGAGTTGTATTGTTTGCATTGCCTAGAGAAAAGAAGAGAGTGCATAAAGCATCAGGATTAACACGAGAACGGAAAGAGTTGATTAATAACATAGTTGCTGATTTAAGAGTTAGAGGAATAGTAGAATGAAATTGTTTAAAGATTTTGTGAATGAAGGTAAGGAGATATTACCTCGAGATGATAACGCTCCTAAAGTATCATTATTTTTAGGTCGTATGGCACCGTTACATATAGGTCATCTTGCGATAATAAAGGAGATGGGTGATAATCCTATTATATTATTAGTGAAGGGTAAAGATTCATCTAATGATAAGAAAAAGAATCCATTTGACGCTAAAACACAGACTAAGTGGATCAAGATGGTAGCGCCACATGCGGAAGTAAGAGAGATCAGTTCTGGATTTTTACCTAAGATTGCCGCAGAGTTGAGATATGAAGGTAAAGAATTGACTGCAGTATTCGCTGGTGAAGATAGGTTAGCTTCATACGAGAAGCAATTCAAGCGTATGACATTAGAACCTGAATTTGAGTATAACATAGACTTTAAATTGACGAAGCGTATTGCGAGTGCTACTGATGTTAGACAAGCTATTATTGATGATGACTATAATGCATATAAGAAGTTAATGCCGAGTAAGTTACACTCTGAGTATAAATTAATGCAAACGTTGATGACTGATAAATAAGATTATTAATTAAAAGGATATAAAAATATGTTTAAGAAAACTAAGAAAAATGAAAATAAACGAGAAAAATCAAATGTAGAAGTGTTGGTTGAGTCACCTGATAGATCAGCCTCTAAAGGAGATTCTCTTCTTAGAGATGCGTCCACAGGTGTATTTTATCGTGGCCCAGCTCAAACTGGTTCTGCTACTGGTACTAATGCAGGTGAGAAGTTCTGGGAAGTGTAATGTCTAAACCAACGATTATAATCAAAACCGTTGAGGATATGTATCGTTCTATTGAAGAAATGATAAATCAGATACATTCCCAGTATGATAATGATGTTCAAGCTTCCAGTTCAATTAGAAGAAGTGTTATTGAAGGGTTAATTATGGGGGCAGGAGGATCGTTAAAGAATAATATTGGAATATTCTCTGCTGCAATGGCTAATAATAAATTCAAGAAGGCTTTATGACTGAAAGTGAGATTAAATCATATGCTGCTCGATTTTATAATGATGTGGCATCTGATACTAGAATCTTCTTACAAGATTTTAGTAAGATAAGACATCTTATTAGATATCTTGGGGAAGAAGATAAACGTTGTAGACTTATTCTTAATACTGTTATAATATTAAATAATGTATTTGATCCAAGAGCGTTATCAGTTATTTTGTTCCATAGCGTTCCGGAATCGACTCATCTTGAATTGAATACATATTTAAAATATCTTAATATCAATGTTCAAGAGATAACAGATTATGATACTGTTTTATATGATAAACTAATATTTGATATCTGATGTGTTGATAAATAATATTGTTAATTAAGGAAATAATGGAGTTTAATATGTGGATATCTAATGCCGATTAAATCTGAAGGAAAACGATCTAAATTTGGAAGATTAGGAGATCTATATTACTCTTATAGATTCATTAAACTTATAAGTTTACCCTGGGAAGAGTGGGAAGCTTTCAAGTTAGGTATTATTGATGATGATGGTAAAGTTATTAAGAAGCATAGAATCGGTAATGAAGAAAAGAATGCATATACCCCTTTCCACCGATTAACGAGAAATTTAAAAAGACTTTTACATAAACTACCCCTAGGATCCCGTATGATTTCTAAAGCTGCTGCTGCATATTTTCTATTAAGAGAAGAGTTGGTGAATCAAGGTGGTAAATCTGATGTTATAGATGAAGCGTTCCTCGATTACATTAATAAAGATGATACAGTTGATTTGAATGAGGAGATTGCATTGAAGATCCTTGTGAATGAATCAGCTGTCATGTCTGCAGATGTTGCATCATCTCCATCCCCTTTAATATCAGATCCTGATGGATATGCAATGGGAATGCCGTATTATACTTGCTCTCTTGATGTTTATCACAAATGTGTAAATGGAAAAAGGAAAACGGGCCGTTGGCAATCACATTTGGATGGGGATGAAAGAGCAGAAGGTATTAAGAATTGGGCTAAACTTAATGCTAAAGAGGGTTTAATGATACAAAATGAGAAAACTAATGCATATACGGTTTTGAGAAGACCATCAGGTCCAGGGAGATGGAACCCTCATACATAATGGAGTTATAATGAGATATTTTTGTGATAGTGTTAAACGGCCGTATTCATGTGGATATGCCGCGTATAAACCAGTGGTGTGTTGTTTTCATTGTGATAAGAAAGATCATTGTTGGCAAGAGCAGATTAATGAAAAGTCAGAAGCTAAAATCCCTTGTTTGAATACAGATGTGACTCAATGCGACTTCAATTTCTGAGTGCCTTATCAATAGAATATATGATTTAATTGATGTGATAAATAATATCATAATTAACGGAGAATATAATGGGAAGTAGAAAAATATCTAGTTTACCAGTAGCATCTATTGATGGTACGGAAGAGTTACTAGTCAATGACTCAGGTACATCTAAAAAAGTAACGATTTCTAATGCAGTCAACTCAGTAGTAGACGTATCAGGCGCTACTGTGGGTGGTGATCTGAGCGGAACAGTCTCAAATGCCCAACTAACAGCTAATTCCGTGGGAACATCAGAAATTGTAGATGGATCGGTTACAGCAGCTAAATTAGATACTACATATGAATCTGCTGATGCTGACATTCAAACTCACATCACAGCAAGTCATGCACCTTCTGATGCTAACAATTACACATTACCAAGTTCGGTTGTACATGATAGTGAGTTGAGTTCTTC